GCCCATCAAGGCGCTGCGCGGTCACCTGATCGCTTTCCGCCGAAACGCGCGCCAGCTCAGTGATACTGGCCCGAAGAGTCTCGTCGCCCTGGGTGATCTGGGCTGCCAGCCCATCAAGGCGCTGCGCGGTCACCTGATCGCTTTCCGCCGAAACGCGCGCCAGCTCAGTGATACTGGCCCGAAGAGTCTCGTCGCCCTGGGTGATCTGGGCTGCCAGCCCATCAAGGCGCTGCGCCTGTGAACTCAGCTCATCGGTGTGTACCGTCAGCTTGCTTTCCGCGTTGGCCAGCCGTTCGCCCTGCTCGTCAACCTCTTGCTGTGTCGCCTTCTGGGCCAGCACCCCTTTTGTCGCATCAAGCTCTTGACCGATCTGGGTGACCCGCTGCTGTTCGCCTGTGAACTCCCCCCGGGTGACGGTTTGGCTCAGGCTGGCATCGAGCCCGTTGATACGCTGCTCGGCCTCGGTAATGCGCTGCCCCTGGCTATCAACCGTGACGTTATCCGCCTTGCTGGTGATCTGCCCTGATACGGCATCAAGCTCCTGCTGGACTCCAGTAATGGAAGAGTGAAGCTCCTCTCGCACCGCATTGACCGCATCCATCGTGATGCTGCCGCTTTCTGGATCCACGACAAACACCGCATCGCGGAACGAGTCGAAATCACCCTTGTACTTATCGAGCTTCGCATTCAAGCGATCCTGCACTAGGCCGATCTCAATGCTCGACATCCCCAGTTGCTGCTGGGCATCATCCAGCAGCTCTTGAGCTACCTTCTGGCGCTCATCCAGCCCGGCCAACTCCTGCTCAATACTGGGGATCTTGACCTCGATGGCGGCGACCTTGGGACGGATAACCTCGATTTCATCGACCTTTGGCTTTAGGATCGCAATGTCCAGATCGATAGCTGGGATCTTGACCTCGATGGCAGCGACCTTGGGACGGATAACCTCGATTTCATCAATCTTGGGGAGAATGACCTCGATTTCATCCACCTTGTGGAGAATGAGATCGATCTCATTGACCTTGGGGCGCATGACCTCGATTTCATCAACCTTAGGCTTCAGGATCGCAATGTCGAGCTGGAGTTGGGGAACTTGCTCTATTGGCCGCAGCAGCGCCTGGGCCAGGTGGCTCTCCTCTATCTTCCCCTGCAGTTCGTCGAGAATGTCCTGCACATCCCGGCTGGTTTCAGCCTTAACGCCCTGCATACCCTGGAAGGGACCCTTGTCATCCTTGCCGTTGACGAAGCGCACCCAGTAGTAAAACGTGGCCCCCTTGCCAATGGCGTCAGAAAAGAGATTGGCCGAAGAGGTCCCCACCAGGGTGGCCTCGGCTTGGTTGTCACTCTCAGCTCGCCAGATCTCGGCGTGAGCATGCCCCCGGTACTGCGGCGGATCCCACTCAACAAGGACCGTGTGAAATGCGCCATTGGCGATCACATTGACCGGAGCGTGGGGAAACTCCATCTGGCCCGGCGGGAAAAGGTCTGGGTTCTTTCCGGGAACATAAATTCCGCCAGCACCAGGGCGCAGCGTAGACAACCCCAATGCCGCCAGCTCCCGGAACGTGACTGCCTTATCAAGGCGATCGCCACGCTGCCCGGTGAGCAGTTCCACGTTCTCGGCTGTTGCGGCCTGGTCACGGCCGGCGCGATAAGCGGGTTTCTTGGCCATCAGTTCACCATCTCCGCCATGCTGCTCGCGAGGGTGATGCGGCTCACCACCGAGGTGCCAAAGACCTCTATCTGCCAGAACCGGCCCCGCACTGGCGGCAACCTGAACGCCCCGGGCACCAGGTTGCCAGGGGACAGCTCCATCACCTGCTCCCCGTCAACGAACAACTTGATCCCGACCAGGCCAACATCCTGAGCCAACACCCGGCAGCAGCTGAAAGACGAACCCTCTGGCTCCATAAATGGCTTCGACCGCCAGATGAATTGGCCATTGCTGGAGCTCCCGCCGCGCCAAATCTGCAAGCTGCGCCCCTTGGCAATGTAGAGTGAATCGCTCTCCATATCGGATACAGCCGCCTCCCACCGGTTCGTCAGCTCACGCAAGTCGCCACTTTTCGGGTCAAAGATGAATGCGTGGGTGTCGGTCATGGCCACATATTTGCCCTCGTGGTGCCATGCCCGCATGGTCTCGGGCTTCATGGCGCGCCACTGCTTGCTGGTGATGACCTGCTCGGTCACCACCTGCCCACCGTTGGCGCCGATGCCGACCAGCCCGTCCGGGGAGGCATAGAGCACGACGCCATCCATGGCGACCATAGAGCGACCACTGACACAGGACTGCGGCAGTTGGCTGAGCTTCTGGGTGGTCACGGATGCCGGGCTCACGCCCTGGGCAAGATAGGGGTACCCCTTGGTCCCAATCACCAAGGTGGTGTCGATGGCAGCGATCGCCACAATGTCGTGCTCAGTGGTCAGCCGGTACTTCTCCGGCCAGGCGTAGGGAAGGTAAGGCTCGCACAGGTAGAGGGAGTTGCCAGCAAACCCCGCACACATGCCATTCGCCATTTGACACAAGCCACGCATGCCATCCGGCGGCATGGTGTAGTCGTAGGTCTCCAGCACAGCGCCCAGCTCCCCATCCTCCCGGATATCGACAAACGATGCTTGGGCAATGGGCAGCTCGGCGACCAACAGGTAATCGGCAAGGCCGCCACCTGACACCGACCGATATATCCGGCGCTTGGTGATGTTACTGTTCTGGGTTGTCGGTGGGCTCAGCATCAAGGTGACGGATGACCCTGGGATCCCGATATTCACCTTTCCACTGACAGGGCCCGGGGGCCCCTCCTCACCCATCGCAGTAACGAAGGTATCCACGTAGAAGCGGGTTTCGTCATCTGTCAGGTCATCATCCACACCACCAACAGGTGAGGTGATCGTGCCAATCCCGACCGGAACACCTGGGGCTGGAATGCCTAGTCGATACCACGCCGTCGGCTTGTTGCTACCGCCTGTGGCTATCTGGGCATGGGTCACCTTGGGATACTCACCATCCGTGTAGTAAACCCGGCCATACGAGTCCTGAGCTATCGGGGAGCGGATGGCCTCCACCACCTTGTTCCAGGCAAACCAGTGCTGGCCATAGTGAAAAAGGGTGGTAGGCACGATGGGCAATTCCACACCAGCACTGGCGTCATCCTCCAGCGGGGAGATAACGCCATGGTCAAAATGGCAGTCGCGAGCAATCACCGCGACCTCATCAGACAAAAGATGGGGCTCCACGCGCGGCATAGTCCCTCGCATGGTGACGATATCGAGTATGGGCATGGGGATCTCAAAGAGGCAGAAACGAAAAAGCCCCACTCGGGAGAGCGGGGCCATGATGGGTAAATCCTAACGCTGGGCGCGTCAGGAGGCAAGGCTCACTTCCCGATACCTTCTATGCCCAGACATACTGGGGAGTTTCGACAACCACGGTCACCGGCGCCAGGGCGGCGGCCATTGCAGGGTCTTCGGTTCTGACGTTGGCGTGATAGCCGGGTACGGCCTCCCGCACCTCCAGCTCGATACCATCGACGATCTGCACCGTGCCAGTGGGGCGGGTGACCATGCCAGGCGGCAGCAGTTGCAGCGAGGCGGTAGGGTGATAGAGGGTGCCGCTTTCGCTGTCTTTGACGAAGCCAGCGGCCTGCAGGGCCTTGGTCATGGCGGCCTTGTCGGCCGCCTTGAGGTTGAGGTCGATAAAGGTCATGCTACCGCCTTGAGTTGATCATCAGTGAGGGTGCGATGCCAGATACGTAAGTTCCGCAGGTGGCCAAACATTGGATCCTGCCCTACAGAACCAGAGCCTATCGGAATGGAGGGCCGATACCGCGCGGCCCCCTCTGTTATGTACGACACAACATCACGCCCCGAGACTTTAACCGCGTGCCTAGATGGTGCCGTGGCTGCTGCAAATGTTGATCTGGCAGAGTACGGCGCGGCCGATATCGATAACGGTGCCGCCGCGGCAAAGGATTGCAGCACTCCACTCGGGGTCATTTGCACCATGTATCTCGGGTTTACCGATTCTGAATACTCAATTATCCGCTGGTTGAATGCACCAAGGCCGAGCAGGTCATAGTTCATGGCGACAGTGACAGCTGATGGGTTGATATTCATCGCCCACGGAATGGTGACGATATCGCCCGCCCGAGTCACCGCTGCACCATTGGTTGGGATATAGGAGCTGGCGAATGGTAAGTTCTCTTGTTGCCAACCCCATACCAGAATATCCGCAGTGTCTGCTGTAGCAAAACCTCCCCTTAGTTGAAGTCGAGGCGTTCTATTTGTATCAGTCGCTGAAAGCATGGTGATTTGATGGCGACGCCATTCACCTGTCACGGTAATACTAGTGGGCGAATCCCCGTTAAATGACAGTGAAACTTTTTGCTGCGACACCCCATCTGTTGACTTTAACCACACTGATAAAGTGTACGTTGACCCCACCGTTGTATTGAGCAAGCAGCGCATTGTTGAATCGTCAGCACCCGTTGTGCCCGCCCCTTTGTTCAATATCAGTCGCGTAGCGGATTGGGAGCCGTCGGGGGCAACCGCATAATTTCCTGTCACAATAGGCAGAACGCCAGTTCCGGTATTGGTGCCGACCCACGGCCATTGCGTCATGTCCGCGCTGCGAATTACCAGGTTCGTGCTCTGCCCCTCAATCAGCAGCCCCTCTTTCTCAAAGCGCGGCTCATTCGCGGCAGCGGTTTTAAGCAAGCCATCCTTGCCAATGTAGGTCGCCGTTGAGTTGCGGGAAAAGTTGACCATCCGCGCCACCACATCAGACCCGACCAGCACATCCCGCCCATTGCCGGTGATGAGGCGCAGGCTGTCAGAGAGCGGCGCCCACACATCCGGCAGCGGCAGGGCCGACGCTGCGACAATATCGCCAGCCAGGGCCGCGCTTGCTGCTGCCTTGTCCGCCTCCGTCTTGGCGCGGGCAGCCTGGCCCTCCCCTTCACTGGTCACACGTTTCCACGGGATCAGTGTTTGCTTGGTTCCATCCGGTGCAGTCACCTCAACAGTGGTGGCAGTGCTCGTCAGCAGCGCCTGGAAGGCATCGCTCTGCTGCTGATAGGCGCTCAGGGTGGCCGTCAGGCGACGGGCGAACTCCGGAACGGAATCCGAAAAGGTCGTGATGATCTCGTAGGCTTTGCCCGTGGCAGTAACGCCACGATAGGCCTGCACCAGATACAACTCCGTGTTGGACACCACGTAGTCCACCTCGTAGAAATCCACCGAGGTGCCACTGGTGATACAAAAAAGGTGGCCCTTGGCCACCCCGTTCTTGGTGTCTGCGAAGGTGGTCCCGGTACCGGTCACCTTCTTGTTGCCATTGGTGACGGCCACCGTACCGTCACGCTTCCACACTCCAGCCATGCTGCCCCCTTACTGCCCGGTCACGCGGGAGAATCCTTCGGTCTTGCGCTGCTCCAGGCTGGCATCAACCTGGGTCTTTTCACCCAACTGCTGCAGGTAGGCGTTGTAGTGGCCGACAGCCCGATTGGAGTTGGCGCTGTATTCGGAGTCCTTCGAGAAGGCCCGGTACATGATGAAGTCGATAAGCGGGTTGATGTAGATGTCATCCAGATCGGCCAGCGCCGGCGTGCCCACGTTTTCCACGTCCGTCAGCACCTTGGATTGCGGCGCTACGGAGTAGATCACATCCACCTTCACTGCGGCGGCGGGGCCCGGGTAGAGATAGAAGTTCTTGGGATCGCGGTCGTCGTAGGTGTAGGCCGCCACACTGGTGCCATCCTTGCCAGCATGCCAGTCCGGGTAACTGTCATCGAGGGCGCGCCGCGGCACGAAGCGGATCACTTTGCCGTCGGCATTGCGCAGCACCTCGATCAGCCGCAGGGCATCTGCAGGCAAAGTCTGCTTGGTACCGGCGGCGCAGTTGAACTGAACGTTCTTGGTGTGGGCGTCAGGACGCATCAACACGATCGCCTTAGCGGCATCGTTGTAGTAGTCCAACAGCTCCTGCTTGGGCCAGCGAACCCAGGTGCGATCATTGAGCAGGGTATTTACCCGCTTCAGGATCGAGTCAACGGTAACGGTTGCCATGTGTGGAGTCCTTTAGAAAAAAGTGTGTTTGCGGGGCGGGTTGTGGAATTCGACCTGGGTCGGGGCGCTATGCTCTTTGCGGAACCGACCAGCGCGACGCCAACCTTCGACAAACTCAGTCCGGTGGTATCCTGCCCGCTTAGGGTCAGACCAAGGGCGGTCTGGCTGGGCATAGAGCAAGGCTGCGACGCCATGGGCAATGGCATCGGCGTGATCGTGGTAGAGCTGGGCTGGGAGCTCGGTGGCGTTCTTGACCGGGGCAGCCACATACCAGATCCGCGCATCGCTGAGATCAGTCAGGATGCTCAGCTCATTGGCCGACATGGCGAAGAAGTCTTGCCCGCTGACAAATGGCGCGCCCCCTTCTCCGGTCAGGTGCAGCACATTGCACGATGTCATCCCGCTGATGCTGCAGACCTCCACCAGGCTGCCGGCTGACGCGCTGGGCAGCAGTCGGTCAAGGGTCAGCAAGGCCGACTCCCGGCAGAACGTGATGGCCGCCTCTGTGACGGCCTCACTCAGCATGACTTCGAGCGGGCCGGTGATGTGCAGCCTGACAGTGGGCAGGAACTGCTCACGCGACACCATCTGCATGCTATTCCCCCTGCTCTGCCAGCTTGGCCTTCAGGGCATCACGCACGCGCACCCGGTAATCGGGCACTTTCTCTTGCGGGCCCTGCGGCTCGATATCCAGATCTTCCCCTTCCACCAGGGTGGCCAGTTGGGCAGAGGTCATCTTGGCCAGATCGCGCTCACCGACCACCATGCTCTGCTCTTCCGCCAGGCGGGCCTGCTCGGCGGCGAGGCGCTCCTTCTCTTTGGCGGCAGCCTGGGCAGTGGTCTCCTGCCGCTCCAGCTCGCCAGCCAGTGCCTCATGGCGGATCCAGACGCTCGGGAACTCCAGCAGTTGCATGGCGATGTGACTCTCCACATCCACTGCGGTATGGCGCGGGAAGACCAGGCGGCTGCCGGTGACCGTGTCTTTCTTGCTCGGCTTGTCGCCGATGTAAACCACGGCAATCTTGTCGCTCATGGCGATGACTCCTATTTAGAAACGAAAAAGCCCGGCACGGGGCCGGGCGGACAGTGATCGGCAGCCTTACAGGTTGCCGACTACCTCGTAATGCAGTTTGAGCTTGACCGTGCCCGTCGCAGCGCCGCCGCCAACGGTGAGGGTGAGCTCCTGGTCAGGCTCGGTCATCAGGTCATCGACCGGGTAATACTTTGCCACCGCCCCCACCGTACTCTCGGCGTTGATGATGGTGGTCGTGCCGATCTTGGCGGTGATGGTGGTACTCGCGCCCAGCGCAGTGCTGAACATCGTCACACCCACCACTTTCAGGTTGGGCTCCACCTTGTCGCCGTATGCGACAACATCGCCAGCGGG